ATAAAACATTGTATCCAGAACCTAAGACAATTACCAACTTCCGTGGAGATACGTTTGAAATTGATTGGTTGTATTGTCTCGAAGAAAATTTTAACTTGGCAAAAATGTTGAGAAGCTTAGACGAGAAGCCAACTGTTGTTAAAGATGTTTTAGACAAGCTGAAAATAGAATACTAGGAGAAAGAGATGAGTAATCCCACATTTATTAAGTTCAAAACTAAGAATCAACCCGCAGTAATTAATATTTCTTGTATTGCTGAAATTAGACCAAATGCGACTCCCGATAGTACATATTTATTCTTAGCAGGACGAAGTGATGATTATGTAATAGTTGACCATTCGCTTGATGAGGTATGTATTATGCTATCAAATTGGAGTGTTGTTGATAGCACTTATTACAAATGAGCTGGAACAACGTACTACCCGCATGGATAATCTTCCACGAATGGGCTGAAAGGGAAGCTCTAATGTCCTGTGCATTCCCTGCAGAGTGGCATAGTGGGATTTCAAGAGAGCTGCCAGAGCATTTACAGAGAACTAGTAGAGCTTGTATGAAGAGTTATGAGGAAGGTGGTTGGAATAGCTTTGACAATACGAAAGCGAGGTTGGAGGTATGGTGAAATATAAAGTAGTTATGAGTCAGACTGGCAATTATTTTTACCCACAGTATAAAGAAGACTGTGAAGTTCATTATACTTTCTACACAGATAGTAATGGATTTCCAATAGCATATGACAGTGCTGCAGAAGCTATTCAATTTTGTCAAAATGAGGAAAGTAAAAACGGTAAATTTCAGACTGTGTGGGAGTGGGCACCATGAACAAACGTCCTGAAATCCTCCCTTGGCTTGTAGAAGGGAATCCTTGGAAGACTGAAGGGAAGTGGCTTAACTGGTTACGAGGAGTTCTTAGGAAAGGTTGGAGCAACTATGCGATCAAGACTAACTATAAGAACTCCAAGAAATATAAAGTCAAGAATACTAACCCGAAGTCAATGAAGAGGTTTCCAGAGATTAATAAGATTGACTGTGAGATTTGTAAGAGACAATTTCCATTTGATAGGTCTGTTGAAGTCGATCACATTGGTGAAGAAGGAACTCTACGATGCATCGGAGATATTGAAAGTTATGCCAAACATCTGTATTATGTGAATGATGAGTGGTTACGAGTAGCTTGTAAAGATTGTCATAGTATTATTACACACGCTCAAAGCAAAGGTATCACATTTGAAGAAGCTGCTATCGAGAAAGAAGTTATTAATATTCTCAAAACAGAGTCTGTACAAGATATTATTGATTTTATAGATTCTTGGAATTTCAATGAAAATTACTTGACAAACAATACAAAGAGTCGTAGAATAGCACTTAATCAAATTTACACATTAATTTTTAAAGGAGAGCAACAATGAAATTTGCAAAACTGTTTGATGTTACAAATGAAACATTTGGAGAATCACAAGTGCTATTCTTCTCTGAGTATGATACAGATGAAGATGTGTTTGTCGTACATGTAGTTACTTCTGTAGGTGGAACGCGTGCTGAAATGGGAGTTGAATTCGATGATGAAGACGACATGGAAGACTTCTTAGAAAACGCCGACCAATTGACAGCAGATATTCAATATAGGAATATTTGTAAGATTGTTATGGGAGAGGATGTATGAAATTTGTAAAATGTACAGATGCTAGTGGAGCTTATGAATATCTGGTGGAAGGTAGAGTATACCGTGTTGCAGATGAAGCTGACGATTGTTACATGCTGGATGAACATACAAATTATTGGAACAAAGTTCGTTTTGAAATAGTAGAGGACTTGGATGAATGACATTTTCTTTACATCTGACTTGCACTTTTGGCACAAACAGATTTTAGAATTTCAACCACAACGTAACCACTTTTCATCGGTAGAAGAAATGAATGAAACTATCGTTGAAAACTTCAATAAAGTGGTTACAAAGCGTTCTACGGTGTACCTGTTAGGTGACATTAGCTTTGGTAACGAAAGTGCTACAGAGAGCGTTCTAAAGCGTTTAAATGGTAATAAAATACTTATCTTTGGTAATCATGATTTAATTATTCGTAAGAAGCAATCTTTACAGAAGTATTTTGGGAGCTGTCATGATTATAAAGAAGTGAAGATTAGTGGTGAAAAGATTGTTTGTTTTCACTTCCCAATTGAGAGTTGGAATTCTCAGAGGAATGGTAGGATTCATTTACATGGTCATTGTCATGGTAATATTTCACATGAAGCTTCATTATTACCGAATAGAATGGATGTAGGAATTGATACTCACGCAGAATGGCGACCTTGGAGTTATGATGAGGTTTTAGAGAAACTTAAAAAGGAGAATACATGATAGCGGATGAAGATAATTTAACTTGGAGATTTACAACAAAATTTGATGATCTGGAGTATGTAGATGTTTGTTCTTCTCACGCCAGTGATGACGAATATATTGTACTGTTATCTAATGACGAGTTTCAAATAGAAGATGTTCCAGAACTAATTCAAGCATTGCAAGCAGCATACAATTTTCACATGGAACATAAGGAGAATACATGAAAGAATGGCAACTAGATGCCTTGAAACTGGCACAAACAAATGTAATGTCTTGGAGGCAAATTTCCAAAGTGCTTGACGTACCTAAAAGCACTGTATCAGATTTCTTACGAGACTATTATAATGAAGTTGCATTATCTAAAGCAGAAGACATGTTTCCACAAGCTCTTGCTACTGCAGATAAAGAACCTATTCAATATGAATCTGTCTTCAAGATTGTGACGGACACTACTAAAGAGGAAGGCACACATCTATTTATTCCAGATGTACAAGCTAAAGATGGTGTTGACTTCTCTCACTTAGCAGCTCTTGGTAATTTTATCGTGCATAAAAAACCTGATGTTATTATCAACATTGGAGACTTTGCAGACATGGAAAGCCTGTCTAGTTGGGACAAAGGTAAGAAGTCTGCAGAAGGTAAGCGTGTAATTTATGATATCAATGCTGCAATTGAGGCTATGTGGATTTTGTTAGAGCCTTTGTATAATTTACAGCAAGCAGAATTGGAAGAGTTTGGTGAAGTTCGTTACAAACCACGACTTATCCTAACTCTTGGGAATCATGAAGATCGTATCACACGTCACGTAAATAGTTGTCCAGAGTTGGATGGTTTCTTGGGAATGGATAGTTTAAAGTACGAAGCATTTGGTTGGGAAGTATATCCATTCTTAACACCTGTCACGGTAGGTGGGATTGCATACTGCCATTATTTCCAGAATGTTATGACAGGTAAACCAATGACAGGAACAGCACTAAATATGCTTACCAAGCTTGGAAAATCATTCTCGATGGGACATCGACAAACTTTAGATGTTGCAACACGTTATTTACAAATTGATGGTCAACAACAATTTGGTTTGATTGCAGGAGCTTTCTACTTACATGAAGAGGATTACAAAGGTTCACAAGGTAATCATCACTGGAGAGGTATTGTTGTTAAGCATAATGTCAAGAACGGTGGCTACAACCCTATGATGGTTAGTATTGATTGGTTATTGGAAAATTACGGGAAAGGTATTGAATGATTTCACTACCACTAGCATCACTACCAATACACATTACCTTTTTACCAGATGCTACCATTGCCTTATCACCTGCAGCTCAATTTAAAGGTTTTGTAGATGGGAAAGCAGTGTTTACAATGTCTGGATTTACAGTAGATGGTATTGACTACGAGTATAACATGGGAATTGACTACAAAGATGAGCCAGCATTGCTAGAGTATCTACAATCATTGAAGTTACAACAACCGTCTAAAGAAGAGATTGTGTTTGCAATGCAAGCTGCAAAGAATCCCTTTGGATTTAATTTTGGATTTTAATCATGCAAACATATAGAATCCATGCTATAATAGACGTTACAGATTTCAGTGAAGAAGATGCATTAAAAGAGTTCTATGACTTGATTCGTGACAACTCTCACTTGGGATTTAGTAATGGAGCAGTATTGAATATTGAAGAATTAGAGGAGAATGAACAATATGAGTAACAAAACAGGTGATTTGATTAATTTGTTATACGAAGAAGTGAAAATGTTCAACGAGATTGCTGGAACACTTGACAATGTAACAGTAGAAAGTATTAGCAATCAATTGGACTTTCATTACGAAGAAGGTATTGAAACTATTACAGCATTCGATGAGCAAGATGATTGTGAATTGGTAGATGGTGTGGCAGATCAATTTGTTACATTAATGGGATTGATTCAGAAAATGGAACAGGTTGGGTATAATGTGGCTGAAGCTATCAAGCGTGTAAACGCTAATAATTTAAGCAAATACACAATGTTGAAGG